AACGATTATTTCCAGCGTACCGTCAAGGTACAAGGATATTGTAAGATCGGTTGTATAACGAACGTTTTTAACCCTAATCTAGCTCTGACTTCGAAGCTAGGTTTGTTAAACGTCTTCTCAATTGCTTGGGATTTAATTCCTTTCAGTTGGTTGTTGGGTTGGTTTGGGAATGTTCAGCAAGTAATGTCGTCCTGGACGGCATTCGCTGGATTAAACCTGAAGAACCCATACGTTACATACTATGAGAAAATTGAAGCATCAAGCGTCGGCATCGTGAACAGGCCTGAAGAAGACCTAGCCTCACGTTACTTCGCAAAGCAGTCAGGTTTTTGGATGGAGAGGAAGCTTGGGATTAACTACCCCGAGTTTCACTTACAACTTCCAAATGCGTTGTCATGGACGCGGGGGGCAACCCTCGTGTCACTTCTAACGCAAAAACTGGCTTCTCTTAAATAACCTTTAAAGGAAAAATCATGACGACAATGTCAAACATTACTGTGAAAGATATCACTAACGTAGATGTCACGTACGTCGCCTTACAGCGCGCAGCCGGAGACGGCTCGTTTGCTGTATGGTCCGACACTCGAGAAGAAATCCCTATTTTTCGACCGACATTTAAGCTTTCCACTAAGTCCAATGGACCTGGTACAGCGCGTCGCGTATCTATCGACTACCGAGTTCCACAGCTGCTTCAGCAGCCGGATAATTCGTTCGTCGTTCGTGATACTCTCATCTTCACTGTTAGCGGCATTGTGCCGACTCGCATTGCGGAGGATGAGCTCGAAAAGGCAGTGGCGTTATTTACTAACCTGTTGAAAAACAGCCAAGTAACTGACTCTCTGACAACCGGGCAAACGCCCATCTAATAGGGAAAAATCATGAGTAGCATCGATAATGACATTCGCGCTATCGCTCTTCAAATTTTTGAGAGTCTCAATACTCCGCGCGCTCTGGCAGCATACATGCTGTTGGAGCACAACGAGTTGGAACAGCTGATCAATAAAGATTGCCGTCCAGACGAGTATCCGTGGGACCCCGAGGGGGCCCGTCAGTACAAAGCTGACTATCAGGCGTTTGCTTTACTTAAGAAGAACGAATCTATACAGATCGACGGGGTTAATCCTCGAGCGGCTTGTATACAGACGTTCCTCCGATGTGAGCACAAATGCATGATAACAAACTATGACCTAAAAAACTTAGAAATGAACGCCATATGGGCTTACGACGGGCTAGCTAGCCCCAGTGACCTAATGGAATTCATCTATACGCTCGGCGTCGCAAAGAAATTTGCACGTCGTATTTTAGGTAGGTTACCGGATTTCCCACAAGGAGATTTCGGACCTGGTACTTCCTTTGAGTCAAAAATAATAAAAGAGTGTCGCGAGCTCTTGATCTACCGACGGAATGAGATTTGTTTAACGAGTCTCACTAAAAAGGCTAAGAAAAAGGGTGGTAATTCCAAAAGAAAAATCACCTCAGATACTAAGCCCCCGTTGAATATTGATCATGCTATCACAGCATATGACAAAATCGCTTACGGATGGGGTTCTACTCAGCCGTGGGGAGATATGACCGAGTGTTTTTTAACGAACACTCCATATTTCAACATTGCTAAGAAGGCCCATGTCGACAATGATTCGCGTTTATTTAGAGGCAACAGGTTTGGTACTGTCCCAAAGACAGCAAAAACCGATCGCCCTATATGTGTAGAACCAGGTCTTAACCTGTTCTGTCAAAAGGCCTTAGGAAAGGTCTTGCGCAATCGCCTATCGTCATT